CACGTTGTCATGCACGAACTGGGTCATGCTCTGTGGAATACTGCACTGAAGAGTCCGGCAGCTCAGAACGCATCCACCGAAATCCACAAGCTATACAAGACGTGGGTCAAGGACAGAAAGAAGAAAGGCTATGGCGAATACTCAAAGTCCAACATCGATGAGTTTTGGGCTGAGACAACCGCCAAGGCTTGCCGAGGTGACCAAGACCACTACACAAGGGCGGTCAAAGCCATCGTGAAGAAGTACAAACTATAGAGTGAACAACAGTTAGATTACCTACAATTAAGAAAGACTATGGATAAGAAATTTGAACTCAGTGAGCAAGAGATCAAGGTGATCGAGGCTTACAAAAGTGGCGAGATTGACCCATTCACCGTCATCGGTGAGGAACAGTCAACACTCAAGGGTATCATCAACAAGGCAGAGGAGGCTTACCAAGACTCTGATGACGATATGGATGACTTGGTACTTTGGTACTATGGCAAGTTCCTTGAGCAGAATGGTGAGGCATCCCCGGCAGACAATGCCGAATGACTATAAGTTTTAACGTTAAGGGGAAAATCAGATTGGCTTCACGTTGGTCTGATTTTCTTTTTACAAACAAACCTACAAAGCAATAAACAATAGTTGTTAGATACGGCTAAATTACGGCTAAATGTCATACAAAGGATTTGACGGTAAAAAAGACGGAAAGGAGACACGCTTCAGCAGCACACATCAGCCCAAGAAGCGTAGGCAGTCCAAGCTACTCACAGTCCTCAAGAAGGGCTATGGGATAGAGGTGGACAAGTCCTTCCTGGACTCTTTCAGCCGTGAGCAAATCCAAGACCTCATGGAGTTGGTGATGACGATGGATCCAAGAGAGATGTTCCGACTGAACACCACACTCTCAGATGACCTCAAGCGGATGAAGCAAGACCTTCAGAACCACCGCCAACTGGAGAAACTGGACAAGGGGCGCAAAGTGCCTCAGGTGTTACTGGGGTTGCTATCTGCCATCAACAAGCAAATGGCGGTTGGTCGCTCCGACACCTTGCAGTGGATGATTGAGTATCTCTATGGCAGAGCTGCCCAACCCATCAGCGGTACTATCGCTACCACTGACACATCAGCGGACGCAGAACTCACCGATGAGGACATAGAGGCACAGATAAAGGCAATAGACAAGACACTGGAGGAGGGATGACGATGGCAGCGGACAGACACACATTGCTACTGAGGAAACTCGCACTCAAGCGAGCATTGTTCAGGAACAAGGCAAAGACCCAGTTCCCCATCTACCTCAACTATATCAACCCCCTCTATCAGCGAGAGTGGTTTCACACCCTCATTGCGAGAAAGTGCCAAGACCTCTTTGAGGGCAAGATCAAGAAGCTGATGATATTCGTTCCACCGCAGCACGGCAAGAGCGAGATTGTCAGCCGAAAGTTCCCAACATGGTGCTTCGGGCAGAACCCCTCACTCAAGATAGTCGAGGCATCCTACTCAAGCACGTTGGCAGAGTCCTTCAGCCGTAACATTCAGTTAACGATGGACTCACCGCTCTATGGTGATCTCTTCCCAAAGGCACAGATCCCCAAGAGGGGTGGCGGTGGTCTCAAGAGGGACGTGGACTACTTTGACACTCTGTCGGGTGGCTTCTACAAAGCCGTGGGTGTCACTGGCTCACTCACTGGACACCCTGCTGACATTGCCATAATCGATGACCCAGTCAAGGACAAGATCGAGGCATACTCAGAGATATACCGAGAGAGGGTGTGGGCATGGTACACGGACGTGTTGCTGACCCGATTGCACAACGAGTCGAGGCAGTTGCTGATTATGACCCGATGGCACAACGATGACCTTGCCGGACGCATCCTCAAGATGGAGGGTGACGAGTGGGAGGTTGTCAAACTTCCGGCTATCAAGGAGGATGACTCAAATCCTGATGACCCACGAAAGGTGGGCGAACCTCTGTGGGAGGAGAGACACGCTCTCAAGACCCTCAGGCAGATGGAGCACCGCTCACCCAGGACGTTTGCAGCCCTCTATCAGCAACACCCAAACATTGAGGGTGGCAACATTTGGCGCAAGGAGTGGTTCCACATCATCCCACTGGCTCAGTTCCTTGGCATCAAGTCAAAGGACATCCCAGTACACTTCTTCCTGGACACCGCATACAGAGAGAAAGGCAACGGCAATGACCCTTCGGGCATCATATCCGCTTGCCGTATCGGTCATAATATGTATATCACCGATTTCACCTCCGTATATAAGAACTTCCCCGACCTCATCCGCTTTCTGCCATCCTATGTGGCAGCTCACGGATATGGCAAGGAAAGCACTCTGAGGATTGAGCCAAAAGCCAACGGCATATCAGTCGTTGACCAGCTCAGAGACCAAACAGACCTCAACGTGGCAGAGACACCACCACCGACTGACTCAAAGGAGGTGAGGGCAAATGCCAACAGTGCCAAGATCGAGTGCGGACGTGTGTTCCTTGTGGAGGGTGACTGGAATGAGGCTTACCTTCAGCAAGTGTCACAGTTCCCGGCAGTGGCTCATGACGAGGGTGTGGACATCACCAACTATGCCATTGACTACCTCATAAACGATGAGGTGGACATCCCCGACAATATAGAGTCGATACTGGGTGTGAACTATGGATGATAACTAACAACTAAGAGATATGGGAATATTTAATACACTCGCAAACCAAGTCAAGGCTGCTATAGGCTATCAGCAAGACTTTGAGTCGCTCATGGAGTCCAACAATGTGTCAAGGGCATTGTCCATGATGACCGACTATTCCACAGAGGCAGTCAAGTACCTTGCCGACTATGACGTTGACCAACACAAGATCAACCTCAGAAAGGACAAGCCAGTGTACGACAAGAAGGGAAACTTTCTCCGATGGTCTAAGCGCAACAAGATCGCCATGCCCTATCAGGAGTTCATCAACGAGGTGGCTCTTGTGTTCCTCTATGGCAGACCAGTGAAATGGACTGACCTCACGGATGGGACTGATGACGCTTTCGGAAAGTACACAGAGCTGATGACCGACATACGCTTTGACTCAGCGGTCAAGGAGTGCAAGCGCAAGGCAGGGGCAGAGGGCAGTGCTGCCATCCTCTATCATGTTTACAAGGACGATGAGGGCAACCCCAAACTGAGGCTGAAGGTGCTTGCCAAGTCCACCAATGATGACATCTATGCCATCAAAGACCAGTATGGGCGAATGAAAGCCTTTGCTTGGTCTTACTATGTCAAGGAGGCAGGGGCGCACACCGTTCAGCACATCGAGGTCTACACTAAGTCAACCATCTACTACTGCAAGAGGGCGCAGATTGGTTGGGAGGTCAAGAAGTATGAGAATGCCATCGGTAAGATCCCAGTGCTGCTTTTTGAGCAGAGACCTGAGTCCGCATCGGTTCAGTGCATCATTGACCGACTGGAACTCATGGAGTCCGTGGACGCTGACACTGTTGACCGCTTCAGCAATCCGGCACTCGTTGCAACGGCTGACATCCTCAACTCTCTGCCGAAAGAGGAGGAGGAGGCTAAGTTGTTCATCCTCAAGAATGGTGGTGAACTGAGGTATCTGACATGGGATCAGTCATCAGCATCCAAGGAGGCTGAGTACTTACGTCTTGAGTCCAAGGTGCTGAAGCTATCGTTCACACCTGACATTGACCTGGACAAGCTAAAGACCCTTGGCAACCTATCGGCAAAGGCTATCCTCAAGGTCATGCTCATCGGTATGATCAAGGCAGACCGCCACAAGGAAAGCCATGACGGATATATGAACCGCCATGCGCACCTCATGCTTGCCATCCTTGCTAACGTACTGGACTATCGCCACAAGTCTGTCTATGACTCAATGAAAATCGGTCATGAGTTCCAAGACCCATTTGGTGACGATGTGTCCGAGAAACTGGCTGACGCACTCAAGCAGTTCTCAGCCGGAGCACTCTCATTGCATTCCGTCCTTGAGCTGTCCTACCTTGTCAAGTCAGCCAAGGTCGAGTATGAGCGCATCAAGCAGGAGCAGGATGAGGCAGATGAGCGTCAAGCCAAGCTACAACAACAGAGTAACATTAATGACCTATTTGGTCAGGGAGAGTAAGCTATGGAAATACTTGTCAAGAGGCTTTGGAGGAAAGCCACATACACCATCGGGAGGCTCTATGTGGATGGTAAGTACGTTTGCAACACCCTTGAGGACAAAGACCGTGGTCTGACACAGTCCATGCCCCTTGAGCGCATCAAGGCTATCAAGGTGCCAGGAGAGACCGCAATCCCCACTGGCACATACAAGGTCACCATCCAATGGTCACCGCATTTCAAGAGGATGTTGCCACACATTGAGTCCGTTCCTGGATTTGACTACATCCTCATCCATGCCGGGAACACCAACAAGGACACAAGGGGTTGCATCCTTGTCGGTGAGAACAAGAAGGTGGGGCAGTTGGTGAACTCACGGAAATGGGCTTATGACGTGCTCACACCCTTGATCGAGAAAGTTGGTCGAGGCTCTTGCACCATAAGGATAGAGTAAGATGGTCAGGCGGTCACCCAAGGTCGAGGCAGCTCAGAACGGTGGCACTTGCATTGACTGTGTCAACTGCTATGACCACCACGAACTCACCGTACATGAACACAAGCCGTTCATGGGTCGGTGTCCGTTCAGAAAGTGGGCGGTGTTCCTCTACTGGGACTCATGCCCACGACTGAAGAAGAAACGCAAGCAATAGACTATGGCAAAATATCTCAGCGGAAAGGAACTGGAGCAACGGCTCATCAGACGCATCAACGGCTATGCCGATGACGTGAGGGTACTCTATGACGATGCCTATGGCAAAATCATTGCCATTGTCAAGGACACAGAGCTGGAGGATGGAAAGCCGTTCACCTTTGAGGCATACAAGTACAATGAGCGAGTGACCCCGATTTTCCGTCACCTCTACTCATCCGTGTACCAAGTCATCCGTGAGGGTGTGCGCAAGGAGTGGCTCTTTGCCAATGCAAACAACGATGAGTTGGTCAAGTCTGTCTTTGGGGATGGGTCAATCAGTGACCACCATTTCCAACGGCTCTTCCTGAGGAACAAGGAGGCTATGGACGCATTCTTCAGACGCAAGTCCCCCTATGGTGGTATGAACCTATCCAACAAGGTGTGGGAATATGT